GAAGACTAAGGAGTACGAGAGGCGTATTCATGCGGCTGCATGGGCAGAGATGGCAAAGCACAACATTGACCAGACACTGAGGCCAGTGGCGGTTGAGGTTATTGCTTTTATGGACATCCCAAAGTCATGGTCTAAAACAAAGCGCCTACACGCTGAGTACGGTGCGATAAGCCCCATGACTAAGCCAGACATAGACAACATCGCTAAGATCGCTTTAGATGGCCTCTCAGGTACTATCTTTGCTGATGATAAGCAGGTTACTAGCATGAAGGTTAAAAAGACGTACTGTCATCCTGACCGTGGGCCAGTGCTTTACATATCAGTGTCTTGGACTGATGAGGGTGCATAGGGCGCATAAGACCAATCGGCGCCGTACTTTTCACGCCATGCGCGTTTGTCTTTGTGAATAGCCTGCTTGCTATCGTCAAAGTTTCCTTGATGGTGTCCATCGCATAGAGGAATAGCCCAATCATCTCCGCGCTTATACACGCCGTAGCGGTCATGGATTGGATGGTGCGCTGTTGTGGGTGATAGCTGCACCTCACCGTGGGCCTGACAGACCGCACAAGGCAGTTCGCGTATCTTGTCCAACATCTTCTTACTGCGCAGTGGCTTGTCTTTCTTTAGACCAAGAGGTGGGCGTTTAGCTAGATTTGTCATTATTGCCTCTGTGCATATGACGCAGTGCAGCTTTGACAGACGCGCGAATGTGCATCAGGTCTGTCTCAAAACCCTCTAAGTCTTTCATTAGCTGTTCAAGTATTTTTCTAGCGTGTGGAATGTTGCTCATTTTGTCCTCATGTAAAAACTATGAATGAACTTATTGGTATTTCTGCGACGATTTCTATATCTGCTGGATCATCTCTGTCTACGCGCCCACCAAGCGCAACAGGGTATTGCTTTGTCAAATCTGCTACACCTGTTCTATCATCCCATCCTACTAGAAACAAAACCTTCACGCCTGTTGCTTGATGCATTGCATGTGCCTGATATAACTTATTTACGGTGATAAAGCATGACGGATATTTGTGTATGCTATTGTTTCTGCATCTCAACTCTACAAAAGCATCTATCTTTTTGTCCTTGATGGCAATGTAGTCAAATTGATTATATTTATCTTGCTTACGCATTTCGCAGTTCCATCGGAACGCTGCAAACTGAGCAAGTTCTTCTTCTTTTTTTAGGTGGTCATCAGTTTCGTATGTTGGCCTGTAATGGGTCATATCCTATCCCCTCTGCCAGCTTTGCCATTGCTAATTCAAAGTATTTAAAAAACTCCGCTTGGTTCATTTTATCAAAGCTGATGCTATCAGGTATGTTTACCAGTTCACCGTTCAACGCAGAGAGCTTGATCCGCACATACCCACACGCAATCTTTAGCTCATCGTGCAGGTGATGCTCTGTAGGCCATTTGCCTGTGTCCCTAGCAACCCTGCGCAGCGTAGACCAATATAGGTTATGATGCGGGTTTGATCGCTTGCCTGTTTGTGACAGGTTAAACAGTGTCCCGTCTGGCAAGTCTTCCATGCGTTCTGCGTCATATTGAGAAACAGGTACTAAGTACCCATTCCTCAGTTCCATCTGCAACTTAGTCATCAGAATGGTATTTCATCGTTCATTGGTTGTTCATTTAGGGTCTGGCCTTCTGCCCAGCGCTGCGGCTCATGCTCAGTATGCATCACTTCTTGACGCTGCTGACCGCCACCAATCAACTTAACGTCATTGGCGCGAATGCTTAGATAAGTTTTACCGTTATACTCACGGGTCTTTAGCTCACCTGATACGCCTACTTGTTTGCCTTTCGTAACGTACTGGGCAATTCCTGTTCGGTTATAGTCAACGTCAAAGAAGATTGTGCCTTTATTTGCTCCATAGCCATCATCAACTGCGACTGAAAACTTGAGAAATCCCCCTCTCTCGTTCTCTTGAATTTGACTGTCTTTGGTGACACGCCCGATAATAGTGCATACTTTCATACCATTAGCTCCGTTTTACGTTTATCATGTGCTTCTACAAGCTGTTCATATTGTGGCTCTGACAAGTCAGGGCTGTTGATTAGTTTCTTATAGCGGCTCTCATTGTCAGCAAACCGCTTTGCATCGCAGTTCTCATAGAACGTCAATGCAGCATCTACACGCGCTGTGAGATCAAGTTCCATTGATGGCTTTGGTGCAGCGTCCGATGCTTTGATCGCTTGCTCTTTACGCTTTACACCTTCCATCTCATTGGCAGATGCATACTGACCGCCATGCATACCCATAGAAGCAAGTGCGCGTCCAATAGCGGATGTCTCGCATACCTCTACAGCAGATGTCTTTGTGATGTTTGACGATCCACGGATTTCTTCTGCCAAGCCCGATCCGACAATAAAATGTTCGCTGTCACATATTGTAGCCTTGATGACTACCCGCTCCTCATTGCAAATTAGTATCTCTGTATCAATACCATATTCACCGCCAAACACAGTGCGGAACGCTTCTACGCGCTTTGCTACCTCTGTGTACTGCTTACCGCCGCGCTGCATGACCCCATGTGACTTGTTGAGGTCTGCAACGAAATCCATTGCTGTTTGAAACTTATTGGTCATATCCCATCGCCTTTCTAAACTCATCGTGATCTTTGTTTGCTTGTGCAATACCGTCATCAATAGCCTGCAATGCTATCGTTACATCGCTTGAAAGCAAGCTGTGTTTTGCAGCCGCCTTGCATAGCGCTTTATATATCTCAGCTTTTATGCTGACAGGTGTTGGATGTTTATGCATTGTTTACCTCATTTTACTGTTTGTCTCTTGCATATATATCATGTGTAGCCTATATACAACCCCAAGAATGCAAAAAAGGAGAACGCATGAATAGCAAGATGATGTATAACTTGGAGCATATCCAACGACTGATGAAGGATCGGCAACCGTCAAAAGTCTGTGAAGCTACAGGTCTATCGCGGCATACTTACTACCGTGTGCGGGATGGCGTGGGAAACGTCACATACGATACGGTAAAAGTCTTGTCTGATTATTTTATGGATGTAGAATAGGAAAAGACCCGCGCCTAGCAAAGCAACGGGCCTTTAACCGATAACAAGTGAAAGGAGTATCTTTCGTGTCCCACTATATGACAGCATTAGCAATGAAGCAACAGGGTTTGAAGCCTGCCACAAAGATTGTGTTGTATTGGCTTGCAGACCATCACAACGGCGAAACAGGTTTGTGTTTTCCAAGCCTGAACAGATTAGCGTTACTGACTGAGATGGATAAATCTACAGTTGTTCGTCACATAGATACTTTGGCTACTCTTGGCCTTGTAGAGCGTGTGCGCAGCAACAGAGAAGACGGTGGATACAGCAGTACACACTATGTACTAAAAATTGGTACACCCTTGTCGCAAAATACAACAAGCCCTTGTAGTAAAAACGCACCCTCCCTTGTTGCAAAATGCAACACTAACCTTGGAAGTAATAACCTTGGAAATAATAACTATACATCATCAAAGGATGATGAGGTGAATTATTACTTTGACCAATTATGGGAAATGTACCCACGCAAGGTAGGAAAGGGGCAGGCCAGAAAAGCATATGTAGCAGCTTCTAAGAAGATAGACTTCTTTGATCTGTTGCCTAAACTGGAAGCATACGTTGCAACACTGGACGGTAAAGACAAACAATACATGCCTCACCTAGCTACTTGGCTAAACGGTGAGCGTTGGGCAGATGAGGTATAATGCTATGAACTATGAAGCAAGAATGCAGCTAATCCGTAATGAGCTAATGAACATCCTTGGCACTTACGCTATTCCAAAGCACCTAGAAGATGAGAAACGAGCGCAGGCAGAGGTAGAGGGTATCTGTCGCTTGATTAACCAGAAGTTCCCTAACGACACAAATGAGGATCACATTCGCGGCACAATGGATCGCGCAATGCTGAAACTGAAAGAGGCGCACAAGTCACGCTCTTGGCCTACATCAGCAGAAATCAGCGCAGCAGTTTCTAAGTCTATGACATCTGCATCCACGCGCACAGTAAGCAGCGGCCCGTGGAAGCCCGACACACTACAGCTAAACGCAAAGCGTATCATCGCAGGCGAACCAGTAGGTGAGATGTATATACGCGGCAAGCTGGCAGACAAGATGGTAGAGATGGGCCTTATCTCAGACGCACACTTGCAGCCGTACTTAGAATACTTGTCAGCGCATAACATACCTGCTAGGGTTGACCCACCTATATCATAGGTTTGCCTCACTGAAACTGCCCCCTCGCGTGATCGCTCCGCAGGGGGTATTTTTTTGCATAGAACTGTGTTACCTTCTTAGCAAGAGCCAGCCTTTCTCCCTCCCTGATGGTTATAGTGTAGCTCCATACACTGGCTCTCCTCACTGGCCCTCTGAGCGCGGTCACGTTCAGGGGGTCTTTTATTTCCCACACAAATGCACTAATATACACAACATATAGACGCACCCACTATGGACGGTACTATGAGTACGAAACAGGAACATTCAAGCAGAGTGCTTATTGGCGGTTCTCGTAAAGGAAAGCCAAACAAAGTAAACAGATTGCTAAAAGATGCCATACTTGATGCGGCCCACCGTGCAGGTCAGCATATCGTAGATGAAAGATACGCAAATAGAAAAGACGTTGACCCTCGCTTTATAGAAGCAGCAAAGAAAGAGGGCATGACTGAATACCTACAGTTCCAGGCAGAACAAAACCCAACAGCCTTTCTATCTCTTATGGGTAAGGTATTACCGATGCAGGTTAAAGCAGAAATAGAGGGTGAAGTGCAGCATGTGGTAGAGCTTGTATGGAAAACCTAGTCAAGGTTAAGCTAGAAATAGATTACAAGCCACGCGATCAAATCAGAGCATTCCACGACAGGACAGAACGCTTTGCAATTATCGTAGCGCACAGACGCTTTGGTAAAACCGTAGCAGCTATTAACGATTTGATCCGCTCTTGCTTTGTGATAGATCGTCCTAACGTTAGGGTAGCCTATATTGCTCCATATCTTTCCCAAGCTAAAGCAGTTGCGTGGGATTATGCATTGGAGTTCACCAGAGATATTCCAGAGATAAAGGTCAACCACAGTGAATTGCGCATAGACTTCCTGAATGGTTCGCGGTTCCGTTTGTTCGGTGCAGATAACTACAACGCAATGCGTGGTTTGTACTTTGATGCAGTGGTGCTTGATGAGATGGCAGATTTCCCTGCGTCAGCTTGGTCAAATGTTATCCGTCCCGCATTGGCAGATAGACGCGGCTCTGCTACCTTTATTTCAACGCCTAAAGGTAAGAACGAGTTCTGGGAACTGTGGCATGAAGCACAAGACGATCCTAACTGGTTCACCGCAATGCTCAAAGCATCAGATACGTCAATATTGGATCAAGAAGAACTTGATGAGGCAAGACGTACAATGGGCGATGACCGCTACGAGCAAGAATTTGAGTGCAGCTTTGAAGCGGCAATCCAAGGGGCTTTTTACGCAAAAGAAATGAAAGAGGCCACAGAGGATGGGCGCATTACCCGTGTGCCGTATGAT